ACCCCTGATGCAAATCCCAATACCGGTATCATCAAGGATGGCGGCATGTCAGTAAGATACTGCATCTGTTCGGCACTTACTGCTTGCAATGGTACCGCACAGAGCTCAGCTGCAGCACAGAGAACAATGATCTATGGAGATCCCAGAAACTTTGAGCTTGACCTCTTCTCAGAGTACGAAGTAAGAGTATCCGAGGACTTTGCATTCACAAGCCTCATGGATACTATCGTAGGCGATGCAGAAGTAGGCGGCGATGTAGTTGTAGCAAGCGGCTTTGTTGCTCTTACTATAGCAAAGGGATCGTGAGAACCTGATTTTTAATATTCTCCCGGGAGCCTATGCTCCCAGGATATGACCGGAGGGTACCATGTTAATCGACAGCATAAAAAAAGCGGCAAGGATCACACACAACGCATTGGATGAAGAGATAAACCGTCTTATCGGGTGGACTCATGCCGAGATGAAGAGAGCGGGCGTCCCTTCGACAATAGTTGATAGCGATGGAAACAGTCTCATAGACGAATGCACGATACAGGGAGTGCTTGCACATATCTCCACAGATGAAAAGATCCGGGAAAAAGCGGAGAATGCCTTTATATATCAGCTGGATAATCTCAGAAAGCATGTATGGCCTGAACCGAATCCGGACCCTGAACCTGAACAGGATGATGTCCAGGATCAGGAGAATGGAGATGAAGGAGGTACCTGATGCAGCATAACGATATTGCAAAACTTGTAACGCTGACGACCTCGGGATCCGAAATTTCGAGAACAGAGACTGAAGTATTCTGCGGCAAGAAGTCTGTAACGTATAAAGAATTCTATGCAGCTGTAGAAATCGGGATCAATCCGCTATATGTATTCGAGATGGACACTGATGAATATGCCAGAGCTGTGATAAGCATTACGGACAAAAAGCAGCGTCCTACGGAACTGATTTATGACGGCGAAAAGTTCAACATAATCCGGACTTATGAACCCGGTGATGGGACTATACAGATTACGGTGGGATTATGAATGTAGAATTAGAATATGCCAGTGCATTACAGGGCATGGTAGCAGATGTCTTAAGGTGCGAGAAGATCATGGAGTCCGAACAGGAAAGAGTCCTTGGAGAGATAGGCAAGGTATTGAAAAAGAACACTGTTGCCGCGCTTCCGAAATCTGACGAAGCGGGATCCGGGTACAAGCACATGAAGGAAGATATCAAAGTTACCATCAACGGGAAACGGAAAAAGACCGGAGTAACGGGCGTAACGGTACATGGAGGGAAACTGACTGCCTACAAATGGCATATGCTGGACGATGGTACCAGAAACCCGAACGGCACCGTGCATACTAAAGCTATACATTTTACGAAGAAGGCCGTGGATGCATCAGCCGGAGATATTGATAAAATAGTTGATAATCTTATAGGGAGGGTAGTAAATGACTGAAGAAATGATCAAATCATTGATTAAGGACACACTTGCCATCCCTGTTTTTTTAGGATCGGAGACTATAACTTATCCCGGCGCAACCTTAGAAATGCAATCTATTTCACCCGTACTTTATGGCGACGGCAAGGCAAAACGCAGAGCTTACACCGTTTATATCAACCTTTGGTACGAGAATAAGGATGACAGAGATACGGCGGTCGACACGTTAATACCCGTGCTCGATGGCCAAGACGGAATTACAGCTCCGGAGATCGAAACATATTACGATACTACTGCAAAGAAATTCAGAGCAGTGGTCACATTTCAAACATTCCGCTTACCGGCAGCAGCTTTAGGCACAGAAGAACCTGAAGAAAACCCCGGCGAGGGACAATAATAATCCACGAAAGTGGAACATGAAAGGAGTCACACATGGGATTCATAGTTAACGTAAGAAATTGTATGCGTGCACCTGTGACAGCAAATACTTCATCGAGCTATGTCATCGGAACACCTGTACCGATGCCTAACCTCCGCCAGATCGACATGACCTTCACAAGTGCATCGGGCGAACTTTACGGAGACGGGAAAAAGGTATCAGCGATATCCAAGGTTACCGGTGCAACCGTGAAATTGGATATTGATAAACTTACATCTGCAGACAAAGCTTTCTTCGGCGGGCATACACTGTCAAACAAAGGTATTCTTTCTGTAAAAAGTTCAGACGTACCGACACTTTGTGCAATCTATGTCGAGGCAGAGCATGACGATGGCGGTTATGAAGCTACCTGGTTCCTTTGCGGAAAGGCACAGCCCTTTAACTGGTCGGCTCAGCAGTCAGAATCAAACGTAACATATTCAACACCGTCTCTTGCCTTTGACTTTATACCGAGAACCAAGGACGATGAAGTAATAAAGCAGGGCGATACTGACGACGAAAGCTTTACTACGACCAATCAGGAAGCATTCAGGGAAAGCCCGGATATTTAATTACAGGAGGGAAAGAGTAAATGAAAAAGACCATAGCTTGCAAGCCTGCGCCTGAAATAGGCATAGAGATAGACGGAGGAGAGGAAGTGCTCCTCCGCTTTGATATACAGTGCCTGGTTAATATACAGGAACTGCCGGGAGGCTACAACGAATTTTTGAAAAAGAATATTGCCGAAACCGCATCAACTTTGGTTTACTGTGCAGGTAAATCAAACAATGCGGATTTTACGGAAGAAAAAGCCAGAAAAATGGTAGCCTGCATGACCATAGCGGATGTAACCGAGATAGTCAACACGTTTACAGAATCATTAGGCAGCACAGTGGCGTCGGAGGAAGAAGTAAAAAAAATGGTGGCACAGTTCCTGGCGAAATAGAGATTGATTTTGATGCGCTGTATTATATTTACTCCGTAAGAATGGGCTTAGACGAGGAAAGCTTCTTTAAGTCCACTCTTGCAAGAGTAATATGGCTCGAAAACAAATGGAGCAATGAAGAACTGATTAAAGCCGGCGGGAGAGCAGAGAAAAACAGGACAAACTCAACCATGCCGGAACAGCCGAGAACTGTGCGAAGTATTAAGGAGGCTTTGATGTATGGCCAACAATAAAAGAACGATATACCTCGGACTGGATTACTCACAGTTCTCCGGCGGGGTTACAGAGATAAACCGTAAGATGGGACTGCTGGATGCAGAATTTAAGCTTGCCCAGGAACGCGCCAAAAACTACGGAAACGAAACGGATACATTAAGCTTAAAGACGGAATATCTTACTCAAAAGATAAACTTACAGAATCAGAAGGTTGAAGAAGCTAAAAGGGCTTATGATGCTGCAATGTCTTCACAGACAGCTTCCGCAAAAGAAATAGATGAACTGGATAAAAAGCTGTTAAAAGAGAGGACTACTCTTGAGCAGCTGAATGGTCAGCTCAAAGAAGCCAAAGAAGATACCGACAAAGCTACCGACTCAAACAAAACCTTGGGAGAAGTCTTTGAAAGCGTCGCTTCGGTGCTGGGAATAAATGTTTCCCCTGCATTGACTAACCTTACTAAAAAGCTTGATGGGGTATCAGTCTCTTTAGGCGCTACGATAGGTATCCTGGGTGCGGGAGTGACTGCATTGACCAAACTGTCCGTGCAGACTGCAAAAAACTGCGACGAGCTGCTTACCTTGTCAGCTCAGACGGATATGAGCGTAGAGGAAATCCAGAGGCTTAAGTACGCGGCTGATTTTGTAGATGTAAGTTTTGAGACATTACAGTCTGCTACAGTCAATCTTACCAAAAACATGGGAAAAGCCCGGGATGGAGCAGAAAAGCAGGAAGAAGCATTTAAAAAGCTCCATATAAGAATAAAGGACGGACGCGGTCAGCTTAGAGATGCTAATGAGGTATTCAACGAAACCATTGACAAGCTCGGAAAGGTGAAGAATGAGACGGAACGGGACGTGTTAGCCAACGAACTGTTCGGCAGATCATATCAGGATCTCAAACCTTTGATAAAGGCAGGAAGCGAAGAACTTGAAAAGTACAAAAAGGAAGCAGACGAAGTCGCATATGTAATGGACGAAAAAACCGTTAAGAACTTCGGAAGCTTCTCAGATGTACTTGACAAGCTGCACGCAAAAGTACAGGCAGTGAAGGATATCCTGGGGGAAGTACTGCTTCCGATCCTTGAAGGGATAGGGAATATAGTATCGAGCATCCCTGCACCTATACTTGCGATAACAGTTGTAGGAGGAGCGGTAATCTTGCTTATTACAAGACTTGTGTCCGCTATCAGTATCCTTACTACGGCGATGGCAGCACACACAGGCGTACAGACGGTATTTAACGGAGTATCCTTAAAAACCATACCGATCATCATGGCTATAGTAGCAGCACTGGTATTGCTGGGCGTCGTAATCGCATCCATAAT